AGTATTTGGCGGTATCCCAAAGACTATTAAGGGAACCGACGACGGAACACCGTATGTACTTAAATACATACCATCACGCGACATCAAGGGCGAGTACGGCGTAGATGTCCGTTACGGCATTATGTCCGGTATGGATCCTAACCGTGCCATCATTGCTTTACTACAAATGCGTTCAGATAAACTCGTCTCACGTGACTATGTACGCCGTGAGATTCCAATGGACCTTAACGTTACACAAGAGGAACAACGTGTTGATATTGAAGAGATGCGCGACTCTTTGCGCGTTGCTGTTGCTCAGTATGCTCAGGCGATACCGGCTCTCGCGGCGCAAGGCCAAGACCCTAGTGAGATTATCAGCCGTATCGCAACTGTTATCCAAGGTCGCCAAAAGGGACAATCCCTAGAGAACATTATCGAAAAAGCATTTACCCCAGAACAAGCACCAGCCCAGCAGATGCCACCTATGGCACCAGGTATGGAGCAACAGATTCCAGCAGCAGGTGTGGCCCCCGCTCCTGCCTCGCAGCAACCTCCACAAGAACAAGCTGGTCAGGCCCCTGCTGCTGGTCAACGTCCAGATATAGCTCAATTACTCGCTGGTATTACCGGCGCAGCTTAAGCAGAGGAGGTGTAAATATGAACAAAGGATCACGTGCAACAGCACCTATGTCAAAGCCAGTTGAAGGCAAGAAGGATACCTCTAAGCCAGCAGGACCAGGCAAAGTTGTACCATCAATGATGCCAGCAGGCCGTCGCGGTACAGCAGTAAAAAAGGGTTAATAAATTTAGTGGAAGGTGTATGGGACGATGGACAATAATAAGATTCGTCGTCCTATACGCTCTTCTGATTTTGTAGTAGTAGTTGCAGAGACTGCGTATAATTTAGCGCAGGTTGCATCAGGATTTTTTGAATCATTATATGAACTAAGCGTTTATCACGCTAACCACAAAACTGAAACTAATCAGGCGTGGGAACAGATGGCGCAAGACCTAGAGACTTTAGAGGAGGACCGATGACAACAGCACCAATGAATCCATTGGCTGGCCCTGCAGGTCCTGGCAAATATTCAACACGTACAGATAATTTACAGATGGGTTCAACCGCATACGGAGAAGGTGTAGAGACAGCCGCTATTCAATCAGGCGCTCCACTTGCTAAGACTAGCGACGTAAAAGGAACACCTGCATCTGCAGTTCGTGAAGCAGCAATTACACCTTTATATGCACCATCAGGACGAGATGAAGAAGATATTACATCAGGAATTGATATTGGACCAGGTCCTGGTTCTGAAGCACTTGCTATGCGTAAAGACGATGACACAAACTTCAGAGCTGCTATTACATCGTACAAACCTGTATTAAACTTTATTTCAGACCAGCCAAATACATCACCTGAAACACGTGCAGCTATTAGGCAGTTATTTGATAACCTATGAGCGTATGGAACAGAATTGGCGACATTGCTACAACGGTTGCAAAGAATACTGTTAAATTTGGTGGAGAACTTGCAGGCAGTGCTGGTAGCACTGCACGTTTTGCTTGGGATGTTTTTTCTGCTCCTTGGAATGATGCTGAAGAATACAATGGTTTTATTCAACCTTTCAAAACTGCAGCAGAAACAGAAGGAAAAGATATTGTTAAGCCTTTAGCATCTGCTGCTGGCGCTATTGCTAAAGTACCTGGCGTACAACCCGCACTTGAACGCATTAATTACATCAACCAAGAATATATACGTCAACCTCTTGCTACCGTTGCACTTGCAACTGGTGAAATTAATAGAAGAAGCGTAACAGGTGAAGGTTCGCTTATCGCAGAACTTGGATATTTTGACCCTAATCTATGGCGCAAAGCCTATAAAGGTGCACAGGAAATTTCATTTGGTCAGGCAGCGGTAGGAAACTTACGTTCTGTTTATGACCCAAAGTTTAATATCTACGATCCAGCACAGCGTGAAGCGGCTTTTAAGAAAAGTTCTTGGGGAAGAGTAGCATCAGGCGGAACAGACTTAGGACTTCAGTTCTTTGGTGACGTAACTCTTGCTGCTGGAAAAGCAATTAAAGTGTTAAAGGCTGGCGAATTAGGCGTTGCTAAACTAACTAACTCTAATGTAGTAGCAAAAGCAGCAGAAGATATCACCAAGGCACAATATGGTGTCAATAACCGATTTACCAAAGTAATTGATGACTTTACTAATAATGATTCTGTATATGCACTCAATCATCCAATGGTTAAATCTTCATCACAACCAGGATTACTAGCGCATTTACTAGGTGACTCTGTAGACAGAGATGAAACAGCAATGATTCTTCGTTCTGCATTAGGTGATCCTGCAGCAATGGATGAACTGCGCTTACAGCGTGCATATATTACAGATGCACTAGAGGCCGCTCGTGGCGATTTGTCTGCAGTTGATGAGTTTAAGTTATTTTCAGCACCAGATAATTCTGGAATGCTTCCATTCCTTAATGATAATCTTGCTGTTATGGAATCTGCCCAAGCTAACTATGCTTCTTTAGCAGAATCAGATAAATATTTTGCTAAGTTGATGCAAATTGGTGATGCTGGTGGCACTCTTACACGTACAACCGGTAAAGGTTTGCAACAAGCAGAGGACTTCGTAGCAAAGTCTCGTGCTATTAAATTTTACGACCAAACAGTAGGACCAGCAAGGATAGAAGTCTACCAGCCAACTCCATTCCATAGAATGTATCAAAAGGTTTCTTGGCTAGCAGGAGAACGCCCTGCAGGACTTGTTGATTTTAATGACCCAGATTCATACCGAGAGATTGTGGCAACAATTTCACGCCTTGAAAAGCGTATTGACCTTACGCCAGAACAAAGTCGCGGTTTGCTTAATAACTATATTTCTGCGCCTACACCAGAGGCACGTTTTGTTGCAACTCAAAATCTTGAAGAGTCAGCAATGCGAGCACTTGCTAACAAGCACGGCATAGACCAAGAAAAGATGAGCATTATTTATAATGGCTACAAGGGTGCTCGTACATCTGCATTGAAGTCAATTCAAGATCGTGGATTTATGGTTGACCTTGATGGCAAAATTATTAAAGTTCAGCAGTTAGAGTCTCAAAGTGCTAACTATTTGCCACTAATGGATTTTGATTTAATGGATAGACTTCTTAAGCGTAATGCTGGAACTATTAATGCTTTTGTTGGTAAAGGCAAAGATTATATGTTCCATTATGCTGACATTCTTCAGGATGCTTTTAAGGCTGGAGCGCTACTCCGTCTTGGATACACACAGCGTAATGCTATTGATTCGCAATTACGTATTGCAGCAGCGGTTGGGGCTATGGTATCTCTTCGCCATCTAGGTCCTGGCGTTAAAAATATTGTTAATAATACTAAGCGTGCTCCATCAAGGCTAATAGACAGATATCGTCCTATTGATGAAGGCCTAACTCTTACCAAAGTACAACAGGCAAGTACTAAAGTTATTAGTGAACTCGAAGAACTAAAAGGAAAAATTGGCGCAGCTGAAACTAAGCTATCTCTTAAGCCAGATGACGTTGATTTACTTGGAGAAGTAAATACTCTTAAACTTTTGCAAGAAGAAAAACTTGCTGTTTATAATCATTACGCAGATGCTCTTAATAAATCTAAAAAGGCTCAACCTAAAGACCGTATTGGTACTGGTTCTTATGAGGTAACAACTTCTGACGGTGAAACTTATATACTAGATGATGCTTTTGGTGGTCCTCTTGGCGAGATGTTCCGCAAGATTGCATCTTCAGGAAATTCATTTGAACGTATGGTTGATAGCAATACCGATATGTATGCACGCAATTTAAGTTCAAAGGGTATCGCCGCTATTCGTCCTACAGATCCTGGTTACTTTGACCAGTGGGCGCAAACTTTGCGTCAACAGTTTGGAAACTCAGCAGTAGTAAAAAAAATTGTTGCTGGTGAAACTATTGATGATATTGCTAGATGGTTAAAGTCATCTCCAGAAGGACGTGATTTACGTCGCCGTCTTTCAATACCTTCAGATGATGCAGCTGAATATGTAACACGTATTAATTCTTTCTTTGATAACTACTTACCTATATCATCAAATTTGCGTAGCAAGTTATCTGATATAACAGCAGATGACCTACGTACAACTTTTAAGGACCCAACTGATTTACCTATCATTCACGGTAATCTTCTTGAAGAAGCATTCTTCAATGTATCTGATAATAAGGTAAAGAAAATTATCAATGGCGCGTTTAAGTTACTTGCAACTCTACCAGAAGATACGCTTGCCCGTAATCCTTTATATGTTCATTTCTACCGCGAAGAAGCACGTCGTCGTTTAGATATTGTTGCGGGTCTTAGAGGAAATAGAATCTCATTAGAAGACCAGCAAAAGATTATGGGAGCAGCTCACAAGTCAGCACTTCGTGAGATAAAAAGTGTCCTTTTTAACATTGAGCGCAAGAGTAATCTTGCTATGGCTATGAAGTATATTAACCCATTCTTTTCAGCACAAGAAAACTCTTACAAAACTTGGATGAAATTTGCTGTTGCAAATCCTGCTATTGTTAATCGTGGTTACCAAGTATGGCAAGCACCAAATAGAGCAGGCCTTGTTACAGATCAAGATGGTAACGAAGTTCCAGTAGGCCAAACTTCAGGTAGCGATATTATGTGGTTTGGTTTACCAAAAGGAATCACAAATATTCCAGGACTTAATTCGCTTACAGAATTTGGTATTCCAAAAGCATCGCTAGATATTATTTTCCAAGGCGGTATGGACGCACTGTACAATAAGGGCAACCCTAATGTATTCAGTGATATATTCCCAACTGGTCCTTACGTTGCTGTACCTGTTGCTGAAATTACAAAAAATCAGCCAGATATAAGAGAAACTATTAAGTGGTTATTTCCATATGGTTATCCAAAAGATGCAGCTTCTGGATTCTTGCCAGCGTGGTTACAGAAATTTCAAACTCGTCAAACAGGTCAGGATGACCCACAGTTTGCTCGTACGTACCAGTTAATCTGGAATACGGAACAGATGCGTGCAAAACGTAATGGTCGTTCTCCAGTAAGTCCAGATAGAATTCTTAAGATGACTAAAAGTTACTGGAATATGCGCATTGCAGCAAACCTTATTATGCCATTTGCTCCACGCTTTGACAGTCCTTACAAGTTCTATCTTGATAAGTCACGAGAATACAAGCGCATCTATGGTATTGATGCTGACTCTAAGTTTCTTGATGACTTTCCAGAGTTTTTCTCTTTCACCTCAAGTCTTTCGAAGAACCCTACAGGAGTCCAGTCTTCGATAGCAGCCACTGATAATATTCAAAAGTATGGAAAACTTATCGGTGAAGTAGTTAATATTGATCCTAAGTTAGTTGGACTTGTAGTCAATGACCCATCTGGTTATGAGTTCTCACAGTCTGCTTACGAATACCTTTATAAGAAGCGCGTATCAGCTGATGCTCCAGATAGATTCCTTTCATCTCAAAGTCCAGCAGAAGCACAGAAAAAGACTGATGCTGAAAAGGGGTGGATTCAATATAACAAGTTTGCAGACTTATTGGATAATGAGTTAGCATCACGTGGTCTTACATCTATACAGCAAACTGGTGCAGAAGATTTAGCAATAATTAAAAGCGCATTTATCAACAAACTTGCTGTTCAAACAGATGTTGAAGGAAAGCCTATCTTTAATAAAAAGACAGGTGAGTACGAGCGCACTGCTTGGTATGATGACTACCTAGATTCAGATGGTTCTAAAACAAACCGCGTTATTGCTGGTCTTGGAAAGATTCTTGAAGACCCAGAGTTTCTTAAGAACAATAGAAATAATACAACCTGGAAGTCTGTCAATAAGTACCTTAAGTTTAGAAAACTTATAGCACAGGAACTTTTAACAAGAGATGCTAAATCAATAGAAGCAAAGGCAAATACTGATTTGAAAATTATCTACGATGGAGTTGTCAACAAATTAAAGCAAGATGATAAGTTAGGTTTTTCTTATGTCTATGAAAGATTCTTATCACAAGACCTAGTAGTAGATAAACAGTTAACACCAAAGGGGGTTAAATAATGGCAGACGATCTTTATGACTCTCTTGTTAAATCAGGCTTTATTACACAAGAAGTAGCAGATGCAGCAAAAGCAGCAAAAGCAGGTTCTACAACACAATCTGCTAAAAAGCCACCCAAGTCTGGTGTATTTACTCGCACATATACAAGCAATAATATTCCTGCTGCAAGCACTCTTAAAGATACAATCAATAAAGTATTCCAAAAGTATTATGGCAGAGATGCTTCAGAGACAGAAATTACTACCTATATACCATCTCTTCAATCTAGGTATAAATCAAAATCCGGTGCCTCTAAGAGCACAGTAAAAGAAACTTACAAGAATGGTGCCTTAGTAGACACTCAGTATTTAACTGCTGATAATCAAGATCCAACCATTTTTCTTGAAGATACAATTAAAGCACAACTTGCTGCTGGTGTTCAAGAACTCAATAATCTTGCCATACCAGAAGGACCTTCAGGAAAATATTTTGTAGGTATCAAGAATCTTGCGCTAGATAACGGAATTAAGTTATCCGATAATGATGCTTTGTCTTATGCCAACAAAATTGTTGCTGGACAAGTAGATGAAAATACTATTTATAATACAATTCGTGAAAGTGCAGCCTCTGCTTTCCCTTCACTGGGAGATAAGATTAAAGCAGGTTTAGATTTGAAGACTCTTGCTAGTCCTTACATCCAGTCAATGAGCGATATCCTTGAGATTCCAGATACTGCTATTGACCTTTTTGACCCACAGATTCGCAGTGCTATGGCTTATACTCTTCCTGATGGAAAAGTTGGAACTAAGTCAATCTACGATTTTGAAAAGCAATTACGCAAGGATGATCGTTGGCAATATACAAATAAGGCGCGTGAACAAGCAGCATCTGTTGCTACCACAGTTCTTCGAGACTTTGGATTTATGGGGTAAACAATGGCTAAAAAAACTACAGCAAAACCTGAAGTAATTGCTCCAGTAAGAACATTTAAGCCAGAGACAATTCCTCCAGCACCAGCTCCAGATCAACGTCCAGGAAAACCTGAGATAATCTCTCCGGCTCCAGCACCGGTTCAACGCCCAGGAAAACCTGAAATAATTCCACCAGCAAAGGTTACCCCTACTGCTGAACAAGATGCAGCAGAATTAGATGCCCTTAAAAAACAAATAGCTGAAATTGCAAAACAGACAGGTCAAAAAGTAAACAAATCTACTGGTGAAGTTATTCTTGACGAAGGTGCCGTTGCTAATAAGTTTTCAACAAAATCTACATCAAAAAGCACAGAAGAATTAATTAAACAGTACACATCCGATGTTCTCAATAAAATGAGCCAAGAAGAAAAAACTGCTGAGCGCCTTAGTGCTTACAATATTCTTAAAATGGAATTTGACCAGTATGGTCTAGGTTCATTGGTTACTGATATTAAAGACT